CGCCTTCGTGCAGGTGGCCCGGATGGAGGGCGACGACGACGACGACAAGCCCGGCTATGGCTTCGTGATGTCGAGTGCGACCCCCGACCGGGCCCGCGACATCGTGCAGCAGGACTGGGTGCTGGAGGAGATCGAGCGCAACCCCGTCGCCCTCTGGGCGCACCGCTACGACGAGCCCGCCGTGGGCGTCTGGCGCGACGTGGCCGTGCGCGACGGGGCCCTGCGGGGCACGCTGGAGCCCCGGCCCGTCGAGTCGTACCCGCTCTCCATGACCGTGGCCGCGCAGCTTCGGGCGGGCACCCTGCGCACCGTCAGCGTCGGCTTCCGGCCCGGCGCGATGATGTGGCGCGGCAGCCCGGACCTCAAGGGCTCCGAGCTCTACGATGAGCGCGGCGGCATGGTCTACATGGCGCCGGTGCTCATGGAGTGCAGCCTTACGCCGATGCCGATGAACCCGGACGCCCTCGCCGACGCGCAGCGCGCCCTCCCCCTCTCGCCGGCGCAGACCATCCGCGCCGCCGTCGCCGAGACGGCCGCCCACCCGCTGGCGCACCTGTTCCCCCGGCCCCGCGCGGGCCACATCCCAGGAGGCCCCCATGGCCGCTGACCTGACGCAGTTCGCGTCCCCCGAAGAGCTTGCCGCATGGGCCTCCACCCAGGGCAAGAAGCTCGCCGCGCTGGAGAAGTCCGACGCCGAGAAGGCCGTCACCATCGAGCGCATGGCCGCGGACCTCAAGTCCGCGCAGCAGGCGCTCAGCACCGTGGCCGCGCAGAAGGCCGCCGCGCCCGACCTGTCCGGCAGCGACCGCGACCTCGCCGCGTTCGTGGTCGACGGCCGCATCGTGGCCCGGTCCTTCGACAAGGCCGACTCCCGCGTTCGTGCCCGCAGCCTCCCCGGCCTGCTCGACTCCAAGCCCATCCACCCGTGGCAGGCCGAGTTCCAGAAGGCCGTCGAAGACCACACCCTCGCCATCACCGCCATCCACGGCGCGGCCGCCCTCGGCTCCGAGGACATCATGAAGGGTGGGTGCCGCCCCACCTACGAGGCCATCCAGGCCGTCTGGCGCCGCGCCCCCGAGGGCATCCGCAAGGCGTTCGACACCGGGGCCGGCACCGGCGGCGACTTCATCCCGACCCCGCTGCTGGCCACCCCGCTGTGGCAGGTCGAGGAGTACGACCCCGACGGCCTCCTGGGCCTGTTTGAGGAGACCAACATCACCTCCAACAGCGTCGAGCTGCCCCTCGGCACGGCCTACCCGGTGCCGTACAAGCTCGTGGGCCAGACCGGGGACAACCCGGCCGCCTTCAACAAGTCCAGCGTCGGCACCGACAAGCTCACGATCACCGCCAGCGGTCTGGCCGTGATGGTCTTCCTCCACGAAGACGCGAGCGAAGACAGCATCGTCCCGGCCATCCCCTTCATCCGCGACTCGATGACCCGCAGCATGGCCATTGGCGAGCGCCTGTGCGTGATCAACGGCGACACGGCGGCCACCCACCAGGACGCCCTCGCCTCCTGGGACCCCGCGGGCATGTTCGGCTCCGTCGCGGCGAGCGCGGACCACTACCTCAAGTCCTGGCTCGGCCTGCGCGCCCTGTCGCTGGACCAGTCGCACGGCGTGGACCGGTCGACCTTCTCGACCACCACCCTGGCCAGCGACATCGCCAGCCTGCAGGGCCCCCGCGGCGGCCGCGGCGACGTGGTCATGGTCACCAGCTGGCAGGGCTACCTGACCAAGCTGGTGAGCATGACCGGCATCGTCAGCGCCTCCGACTACGGCAGCAACGGCCCCATCGTGCGCGGCGAGGTCGCCAGCATCTACGGCGTCCCGGTCATCGTGTCCGACGCCATGACCGCGGACCTCAACGCCAGCGGCCTCTTCGACAACGCGACCACCACGAAGACGGGCGCCCTGCTCTTCAACCGCCGGCTGTTCCGCCGCTTCGTGCGCGTCGGGACCTCGGTGGACCTCCAGCGCGACATCACCGTCGGCGGTTCGTACCTCCGGGCCCGCAACCGCCGCACCTACCAGAACCTCGGCAAGTCGGGCCAGAAGACGGTCCGCTACCTCTACAACCTCTGAGGCCCGGAGCACCCGATGTTCATGACCCTCATCTTCCCGCTCGACCAGAGCACCGCCGGGACCGCCGAGACGGTCTACGCGATGATGCCCGTGGGCGCCTTCGCCAAGTACGCCGTGGTGGGCGCCACCTTCGTGCCGGACACCAACCGGACCGCGTCGGACACCGACTACGCCACCTGCGCCGTCAAGGTCGGGTCGCAGTCGCTGGGCTCGTTCACCACGCAGACCACCGGCAGCGGCGGCACCGGCAACCTCGTCGCGGGCACCGGCATCGCGTTCACGCTGAGCAACGAGGAGGCGTACCCGCACAGCGCGGGGGCCTCCCACATCAACGTCGCCGTGACGAAGTCCGGCAGCGGTGTCGCGTTGACCGGCACCGTCACCGTCCTCATCGAAGCGGTCCGCGCCTGATGTCCGCCGCCCCCGTCATCGACCGGGCCATGCGCTCGCCGGTGGCGGGGGCCGTCCCGTCCGTGGCCGGCGACCCGTCCGAGGTCTGCCGGCGCATCGCCGCGGGGGCCCTCGACGGGGCGCTCGGGGCGCTGCTCTCTGCGCCGCACCCTGGCCTGTCGGCGGAGGTGCGGCACGCGCTGGAGGAGCGCCACCGGGCGCTCGTGATGCTCGCCACGGGGGCCCCATGCCGGTGATCTCAGCGGCGACCGTGCGGGCGCAGCTCACGGGCGCCGTCTCGGGCGACGACACCCTCATCGGCACGCTCATCGACCGGGCCGACGCGGCGCTTGCCGAGTGGATGCGCTTCCCTGTGCCCGACGCGGGCACCCGGACGCTCGGGGCCGCCACCTACACGCTGTACCCGGGGCGTCTCGGCATCGACCCCAGCGACCCGCTGGTGATGCTCCTGCCGGTGCGGCCGGTCATCTCTGTGGCCTCGGTGTACATCGACCCCGAGCGGTCCTACGGCGCCGCCACGGCCGTGGCGAGTGGGAACCGGGACCTCGACACCGTGCTCGGGGCCATCGTGCTCCGCGACTCGGCGGGGACCGGGTGGTCCACCGCGCTCCGCGCCAACAAGGTCACCGTCTCGGCGGGCTGGGCCACGCTGCCCGGGTCGCTGGCACAGGCCATCGTGATGCAGGTGGGCCACTGGTTGGCGCACACCCGCACGGCCGGCCGTGTCACCATCGACGACGGCCAGAGCCGGGTGGACCTGACGGCGCTGGACCTGCTCCCCGAGGTCAAGGCGCTGGCTCAGGCTCACCGGCTGGTCGCCCCGTGAACGTGCGCCAGCTGGCCGACCGGCTGCAGCTCGCGGCCGGCGGGGCCATGCGGGCGGAGCTCCGGCGCCGTCTGGACACGGTGTCGAAGCAGATGGAGGCGGGCGCCAAGGACAACGCGAAGGCCCGCATGAAGACCCGGAGCGGCCTGCTCCGGCGGTCCATCGCGGGCTTCGTGCGCAGTGAGGGCGCCCCGCGCGGCGGCATCGGGCCGCTCCGGCAGGGCGCGGACATCGAGGTCGGGGTGCAGGCCGGGGGCGTGACCCTCGCCGGTGCCGAGGTGGTCTACGCCGGCATCCAGGAGCGCGGCGGGACCGTGCGGCCGGTGCGGCGCAAGTGGCTCGCCATCCCGACGGACAGCGTGAAGCAGCCGAACGGGACCTCCCGGTACAAGACCCCCCGCGACTTCCCCCGGCCGCTCCGCTTCGTGCCTCTGCGGCCTGACCTCGCAGCACTGGTCGAGGTGCCCCGCCGCAAGGCCAAGAAGGCCCCGCCAGCGCGTCGGCAGCGCCCGGTTCGGGTAGAGAGGCGCCCGCGGCGCCGGAAGCGTGAGGAGCGCCCCCAGTACCCCGTGCGGTGGTGGCTGGTGAAGCAGACCACCATCAGGGCCAAGTGGTACCTCCGGGACGCCTTCGACGCCGAGGCCCGCCGGGTGCCCGCCGCCCTCGCCGACGTGCTAAGCTCGGCGCTGGAGGGCCTGCCGTGACGACGCTTGCCGCCATCCGCGCCGCGGTCGCCACCCGGCTCGCGCTCATCGCCGGGTCGGCGCCCTACACGACATCGGTCGGCAGGCGCATCGCCTACGGCCTCGACGCGGCCCCG